CAGCTTGTTTCGTCCTGCGAGGCACTTTATGATGTCGCGTCAGAAGATTTTGTGGCTCCCATCTGGCAAGTCGCTATCAAGGATGAATTGCGTGATGTTGATCGTGTCGTTGCTTTGAAAACTCGAACGTTCATGTCTGCGCCCATCGAGACCATTTTGGGCAACATGCGATACGTCACCAATTTCAACAATCGCTTCATTGAACACTGTCTAGAATTCCCAAGCACTTTGGGAATTGACAAGTTTCATCAGGGTTGGGAGCGTTTGTGCGACTATTTGGGTCGAGATGAACGGGTTTACTTTAGTGGTGATGGTAGCCGCTTTGATTCGTCGGTGGGGATCGCTCATCTGTCAATTAACATGCAACTTCGTTGCATGTCTGTAGCCACCAAGTACCGACGACACATCCGGAATTTGTACTCTGAGACCGCTTTTACACCGCTGGTAATGGGCGACGGCTTTGTTCGCGTCAAGAACTCAGGCAATCCTTCAGGTAGTTTGAATACTTCCATCGACAATGGCATATCATTGCAAGCTAGCGTGTACTATGCCCTCAAGGAAATTTTTGGCCGTGTGGAAGCTTTAAACCACTTGAACACTGGGGCTGTTCGCTTCGTTACGAATGGTGACGATCTTTTCTTTTCGGTGGCCAAGGTCATTTATTTTGACGGTCTTGTGTCGCAAATAGTTTCCGCTTTACATGCGACTGGGATGGTTTATTCATTTGATGAACCCACGGAACGATTGTCAGACCACACTTATTTGAGCCATGGTTTTGAAACTTTCGAATATGATGGTCAGGCTTTGACGATTCCAACGCTCTCTCCGGCACGCATTGTGGCAACTTGTCTTTTTGCGCACGAAACGGACGCCGTGTCCACTCATTCGAGATATTTGTCCGCGGCAATTCATGCTTTTCCACACAGTCGTCTGATTCCTTACATCATTCGCCTGCAGAGCGCGTTTTATAAAGAGGCTATGCTTGATCGCTCTTTTGTGACACATGAGTATCGGAAGCGGTTTCCTATTTTCTCTCCCGAGGACATTGCGCGTTTGTATGGTTTTGATAAATTGGGTTTCGCGAGTCAAACTTATTCCCATAAAATCAACCAACTTTCACGCCGGTATCTCGAACGCACATACCAAGCCATGTCTCTCGAACACGACGTCAACGAGACTGCCTCCGTTCTCGGGGAGGAAAATGCCCCTCCCATCACCGAGGCTGAGAGTTCCGGTGACATTGCCAATCGACCAGCTTTCTCCGCGCCTGCCAAAACTACTGGCTTTCGCTTTAGCAAGGGTATGGACCCTACTATAGCGAATCTTTTCACCAGCGCCATTGCGCTTCCGCCTCGTGAACGAATTGTCGTCGCGAAATCCACTCGGAAGGAAATTGAGCGTTCGATCGGTGCCCTCCGAGATCTGCTTTCGATAGATAGCGAACCTGACATGCACAATCTCCTTCGGGATTTGCTGATCTATTACGGCGACAACTCCACCAGTGAACAGAACCCGCATGTGTTCAAGTACGGTTGGAAGGAGACGGAGATTTCGTTCAACGACATTGATCGTTGTCTACTCCCCACGCCGCGCAAATTCTGGCGTGCCTTGGCAGACGTCACTGTCAAGTTCTTGGAGGAACACCCGGATGTCATGTTTCATTGGGCTGACATGCATGGTTTTCCCCAGAAATATCGCCAATACGGCTTTGACTGCGCCGACTTTGCGAGCAACGTTCCAGCCGAAGCGCGCAAGGCGATCCAGGCCAGCAAGGATGCCGCTTTGACCCGGT